CCCGAACTGCTTGGCCTCACGACGGAGATATGACATGGCGCAGCATGCGAATGCTCTAACTGACGAATTTATCGTGCAGAATTATGGCCGCATGACCGCGCCGCAGATCGCGGCCGAGCTGGGGTGGCGCGACCCGACGAAGGTGCGGGTGCGGGCGCAGCGGCTGGGCGTAGCGAACAAGAGGCCGGGCAAGCCCCGGCGCCCGGCGCCCTCGCCGCAGCAGATCAAGCGCGAGGCCGGCCCGGGCGCTGTGCTGACGCGCGCCCAGAGGCTTGGCCTGTCGCCGGCTAGGCAGACCACGGCGAAGCGTAGGACACCGCAGCGGTATCTCGGCTTCGCCTCGCCTGCACAGGTTGCGGCGAAGGCGGCGGCTCATGCTGTCGACCAGGCCGAGCGCCAGCGGACACAGATGGCTCGGTATGCTGCCGAGGAGCACCGGCATTATGCGAGCGGCGTCACATGCCCCGGCTGCGGCCGGCCCGGCGAGCCGGTCTGGTGCGCCGAGCACAAACGCGTGCTCGTGCGGGAGGGCGTGGCATGAACGAATTTGCACGCACCCACGCCCGCGCCGACGATATTGACACCTCGCACGCCGCAGCAACGGCGGCTGAGGGCATGTCGGGCAAGCACGCGGCGATCGTCTTGGCAGCCATCAAGGGCGCGGCCATGAGCAGTCAGCAAATCGCTGCTGCCACAGGCCTGGAATACCTGCAGGTGGTCCGCCGTGTCTCCGACCTTCGCAACGCCGGCCTGATCGCAGACAGCGGCCGGCGCCTGCATACGCGCAGCGGACGCATGGCTGCTGTGTGGTGTCTGAGTGTTAGCGAGGACGCCGGATGAGCCTGCGCGCGCCCTTCCCCTATTTTGGCGGAAAATCGACCGTTGCCGAGATCATCTGGCAGCGGTTCGGGGACGTGCCAAACTACGTCGAGCCTTTCTTTGGTTCGGGCGCCGTTCTTTTGGCTCGGCCTCACGCACCGAAAACGGAGACTATTAACGACAAGGATCACTTCGTCGCAAACTTCTGGCGGGCGGTAAAGCACGACCCCGACGCGGTGGCGCATTGGGCCGATTGGCCCGTCAACGAAGCCGACTTGCACGCGCGGCACTATTGGCTGGTGACGGAAGGCGCCGCGCGCATCGCGGCAATTGAAGGCGACCCTGACGTTTATGACGCGCAAGTGGCTGGCTGGTGGGTCTGGGGTGCTTGCGCATGGATTGGGTCTGGTTGGTGCTCAGGGCGTGGCCCGTGGCAGTGGGGCGCTTCCGGCTGGGTCAAGGCAGGCGAGGCCGGGGGCAACGCCGGCCGGGGCATCAACCGGCAGCTCCCGCATTTGGGCAACGCCGGCCGGGGCATCAACCGGCAGCTCCCGCATTTGGGCGACGCCGGCCAGGGCATCAACCGGCAGCTCCCGCATTTGGGCAACGCCGGCCGGGGCCAATTTGTCTGCGATTGGCTAACCGCGCTGGCTGACCGGCTTCGGGACGTGCGCGTGTGTGCTGGAGACTGGTCGCGCGTGTGCGGGCCGTCAGTGACGCAATCAATGACGCGACGCAATGCCATGCTTACCGCAGTCTTCCTAGATCCGCCTTACGCTGACACAGCCACCCGAACTGATAATCTCTACAGCGCCGATTGCCTATCAGTAGCGCATGACGTGCGCGCTTGGGCTATCGAGCAGGGCCGCAACCCGCTTATGAGGATTTGTCTTGCTGGTTATGAGGGCGAGCACGAGTTGCCCGCAGAGTGGGTGAGCGTTGCGTGGAAGGCGCAAGGTGGTTTTGGCAACCAATGCGACGACGAAGACGGCTTTGGTAGGCGAAACGCCGCGCGCGAACGGCTTTGGTTCTCTCCGCACTGTCTCAAACCCGAACAGCGACAGAGTTCGTTGTTCGATATGCTGGGGGTGGCCGATGGGCAATGATCTCGTCACGCTGCAGCTGCCTTGGCCTCCGTCCGTCAACGGGCTGTTCTGTGGCAAGGCGCGGCGCTACCCCAGCCCGCAGTACAAGCGCTGGCGTGGGCTGGCTGGTTGGGAGCTTGAGGCGCAGCGGCCGCCCCGGCTGCGGCACCGCGTCGACATCGCCATTGCCTTGACGCCACCGGACAAGCGCCGGCGCGACGCGGACAATCATTGCAAGGCACTGCTCGATCTTCTCGTCGCGCACCGCGTCATCGATGACGACGCGGACGACTGCGTGCGCACGGTCACGATTGGCTGGGCCGCGGCGGGCAGCGAGCCGGGTGCACGGATCACGATCACACCGGCCGGCGGGTAACCGGCTATTGGCATCAGGGGGCACCGATGCGGTTCTCATACTTCGTTGGCGGAATGTATGCAGTCATCGCCTGCATATTCCTGGTGGCCAACTCCCTGATTCTAGGGGCCTACGGCTATAAATGGGGCCATACCGAGTGGTCCAAATGGGTGTTTGCCATCGTGGCCGGCGCGGTGCCCTGGGCGTTATGGCCTCATTTACACGTGATCCAGGCCAAGAGGCGCATGCATGGCCACAGCTGGCTGCGAGGCACGCTGAGCCTGATCCCCCTGCTGCTGATCTATTTGATTTTTGTCGGCTACAACGTCCTGGGCGGCACTGGCGCCACCGCGTTCTCGCGTGCACACGAGGCCGATGAGCGGGCGGCCGTGATCGATGAGACGGGCCGGCTAAGGCAGCAGCGCGCCGCCTTGCAGGCGCAATACGACGGCATCCCAGCCCACCGCCCCGCCTCGGCCGTCGAGCCGCTACTGGATGCAACCAAGCTGCACTTCTTCTGGGGTCGCACCAACGAGTGCACGGACAGTGTATCCAATCGGCAGCGGCGCAATTTCTGCGGCGAGGTTGGCCAGCTCAAAGCTGAGCTGGCCAACGCGCGGCAGGCTGACAAGCTGCTGGCAGAGATTAGGCTCATCGATGCGCGGCTGTCCGAAGGCAAGCGGCACGTGAGCAGCGAGGACCCGCACACGGCGTTTTTGGGGAGCCTCACAGGGCTCAGCCGCGACCAGATCTTGATCGTCATATTGCTGTCGACGCCGCTGATCCTCGAGGTTGGCGCACTGTACTGGGGCAAGCAAGCACTCGAGCTATTTGGCATACACGTCATCATTCGCGACGTGCACTTCGAGCAGCCACCGCCGCGGCTGTTGGCGGCCCCCAGCAGCGTCATCCCGCTGAGTGCCGCCGAGGAGCCGGCGGACGAGATGGCGGGCGGTGTGGACTATGCGCTGCCCCAGGAGGACGTGGACCTGCAGCGTGCTGCCTTTGACGCCTTTTGGCCAGAGTGCACCCGTGCCGTGCCTGGGGCCAAGACGGCGGCGACGGCGGTCTATTCGGCCTACAGGCACTATTGCGGGCGCAAGGACGTCAATGTCCTGCCGCTGGCCTACGCCGAGTTCAAAAGGTCGTCAGCCGAGCGTGTGCAGCATGTGACGCGCACATCCGATGTCGAGTGGTGGTCTGGCTTTGTGCTGGTCGAGCCGATGGGCAGGGTGGCGTGACATGCTGACAACGCAACAGCGGCGGCTGCTCGACTACATCGCTGCCTATCAGCGCGACACAGGCGGCGTGTCGCCCACCTACGACGAGATGGCTACGGCGCTGGGCAAGCGGGCTGTCACGGGGCGATCAACAATCCATAAGATGCTCAATTGCATGCAGCAGCGCGGCGTGATCCGGCGGCTGCCGTTTCGCTCGCGGGCGATCGAGATCATCAGGCCGGTGCGCCCGCTCAATCAAATCTGCCTGATCTGGGATTCGGAGATGCAGCAGCTCGTGCTGTGGTCCGTAACGACAATGGGCCGGGAGGTGCGAACACCGCCCGGCCCAAATTCATTCCCGACCAAGGAAGCCACCCGAACGAAGAAAGGAGGTGCCTGACCAAACGATCTGCCAAGCATCAAATCCAACGTGGAGCAACCAATGGAAGACCTATCCGAAACACGACCCAGCGTCAAGGCAGGCGGCATGAGATACGTCCGGTTCTACCCCTCAGATTGGCGCTCTGACGCCATCGGACTGTCTGTCGAGCAGGAAGGCATGCTCATTCGCGTCTGCGCCTACCTTTTTGAAACCGGCCGCATGGTGCCCGCTGACGACAGCATGGCGGCCAAGCAGCTTGGGATGCACACGAATGCGTACCGTAAGCTCATACGACAGCTCGAGCGGCTTGGACACGTCATCCGAACCCCGGGCGGATGGATCTCCAGGCGTGCCCAGGAGCGGTTCCTCGAAGCCGCCCACCGAGAGTTCGAAGCCGGCTTTGAAGAGGCACCCGCGCGGCAAGCTGCACCGGCACCGGGATGGAACACCCGGGAGGATACCATAGGGGTATCTGGGGGGGTATCTGGGGGGGTCTTGAACAACACCCCCCAGGACACCCCCATAGAAACCCCCCATGTTCTAGGGGGGGTATGTTCCGAAAAACACAACGATTTCAATGGGCCAAAAAACCAACCAAAAGCCAAGAGTCAAGAAAGAGAGTCCGACAGACAGACGGACTCTCTTTTGGTTGCGCGCGAAAGCGGGGTTCCAGACGAAGCTGCGGAGCGGATGGTTGCCGACGTTTTGAAGGCGATGCCGGGCTGCGATCGAAGTCATGCCGAGACGTGGTTGTCGGGCCTGCTGGTCACCAACGGCCAAGAGGCGGTGCAACAAGCGTGGATGATGCTCCAGAACCATCGAGCAGAAGGACGCCCGGTGGTCCGGGTTCTCCCTTGGTGGTCGAAGACGGCCGCGACGCTCGCGTCGAAGGACGTCGGTCGGAAACCCGCCGGAGGCGGTAGCGGAGAACCGCGGCCGTTGTCGGTTTACGAGGTCTGGAAATCGCAGCAACCGGCACTGGCCGCCGCGAACGGTGGAGGGCTGGGATGAGCACGCAAGAGCACGAGCTTTTCGTCGGCCGCCTGCTCAACGCTCTGGGCGAGCCCCGCGTCACCGATCCAGCGGCCTACCTCGAGGAGGTGCGCCGCGCGATCAGCGACCACCCTGCAGAGGTGATGGATGCTGCTGCCACGCGGCTCATTCGCGAGCAGCGTTGGTTCCCCCGCATTTCGGAAATGATCGAGGCGCTGCGCCGCGAGGAGGGGCTGCTGCGGGCGGCACAGCGCGCCGAGGAGCCCGCCCCGCCACCACCGCCTGTCTCTACCGTCAGCGACGACGAGCGGGCGCGGGTGCAGCGCCGGATGCAGCAGCTGCTGCACGAGCTGACGGTGCGGTCTGTGGTCAACCGGCCGGTGCCCCGGCAGGTGCCGTTGCCGCCATCAGACAGGCCAGCGATGGAGGAGCGCCAGCGCCGCAGTCAGCTGCCGTGGCTACACCGACCAAGGGAGCCGTTTTGATATGCACACAGATGACATCATGCGCGGCGAGCGCTGGACTGATTGCGAGGATGCGTACCTGATCGATGCCATCGTGGCGGGCCATAGCCGGGCGGACGCGGCCTTCGCGCTGAGGCGCACGGAGCGCGGCATCCAGCAGCGTTGGCGACGACTGCGCTGCGCGACAGGCACGCTGCCGGGGGCACCGCACTGCTGGTGGACGCAGGATGAGGACGCGCTGCTGCGGCAGTGCGTGGAGGAGCAGGTGTCAGTGAGGCTGATGCGGGAGGTGCTGCCTGGCCGCACGACCAGAGCGATCCTGCATCGCATGCAGCGACTGCGGATCAGATGGCAGCGCCAGGACCAATGGACGGCTGCGGAGATGGACACCCTGCGCCAGCAGGCGCGGCACCTGACGGCGGAGGCGATTGCCAAGCAGCTGGGGCGGACAAGGTCCGCCGTGTGCGGAAAGGCAAAGCGCATAGGCGTGACGTTGAGAAAGGGCGCGCGGCGATGAGACGGAGACATCCAGGCGATCCAACCATGCATCGGGCCAAGTACACCCCGTGTGAGGACGAGGTGATTCGGCAAATGCGCGCTGCTGGTCGCGCCATCGATGAGATTGGGGCAACGCTGCATCGCACGTTGGAAGGCATCAGCGCCAGGTCGCACAAGCTCGGCCTGGGCTGTGGCCACGGCAGGGAGAGCAGCCGCTGGTGGACAGCGGAGCAGGACGACCTGCTGCGGCGGCAGCACGGCAGGCGGTCGGCGGCATGGCTGGCTGCCCGCCTCGGAAGATCGATGTCAGCCGTCGAAAACCGCATCTCACGGCTCGGACTGCGAGGCGCGCGGAAAGGGCCACCTTGGACGCCGGCGGAAGACGAGGTTCTCAGAAAGGGGGTGCTCAAGGGGGAGACAGCAAGCATGGTTGCGGCTCAGTTGGGCCGCAGCAGAAGCTCAGTCATCAGCCGCAGCCACGCGATTGGCTGCCGGTTTTGGCGCAAGCGGAGCAAAGGGGCACATCATGGCGGACGACACGATCACACCGACGCTCGAGCGGCTGGCGCGCGCACCGGCCTACGAGAAGCCGCAAGTTGATCAACGCACGACACGGCGGGCCTATAGGCTGCTGTCGCTGGTCGAGACGCTGGAGCGCGATGGCAAGCTGCCGCGCGATAGCGTCACGGCGCATGCCCGCTTCGCGCGCGATCACGCCATCGCCTCGCGCATGCCACGCTGCATCGCGGGCTACGGCGACGTGGCAGGTGGCGGCACGCCGATCAGCCAGCGCATCGAAGAGGAGGGGGGTGACCTGCTGGAGTCCCGGCGCTTCGATGCCCGCATGCGCATGGATCGCGCCCTGGCAGCGCTGTCTTCGCCGACCATGCGCACGGCCCTGATGCTGTCGGTGACCGATGATGTAGGCTTGGCGCAGATCGGCAGGGCCTGCACGGCCTACACCAGCCGCGTGCCAGCGATCGCGGCAGGCCTTGTGATCCTGCAAGAGGCGTGCTGGCAACTGCACTTGCACTACGACCCCGGTTGACACCGTTGCAACGCACATTGTAAACATCTGTTAGATGGCGAGAAATGGGCGGCCCGAAGTGATTCGGGCCGCTTTTCTTTTGGGGCTGGGCAATGATTTTACACTTGGGGGTATTCGCCCTCATTCAGCTGGCCGTAATGGGCTGCGGCGTTGGGGTTCTGATCATCATGGCTGTCACCGGGTCGCTGATGTGGTGGAGGTGACTGCCGTCACCTCGGAGGCTGTCACTGTTGATGTCAATAAGCGAGCTAGTCAGGGACGGGGAGGTTAGCAGCAAGGCATGGCCACGCCTGCGTCCTCTGCCACGGCTACTAAGGGCGGGGGCTGCGTCGGATGGAGCCGGCTCAAATCGCTGCGGAGCTGGCCAGGCTGCAAGAGCGAACGGCACACCTGCAACAGACGGACGAGCGGACGATCTCGCGGCTGCACACGCTGGAGCAGCGAGTCGACAACAATACGCGAGCGGTGGCGGACAGCCATCACGAGTTCGGCCTGATCCACCAGCGCCTGTCGTCGTTCGGTCAGCGGCTCGAGTGGGCAGTGGGCCTCGCGACAGCAGCGCAGGAGCAGCTCGGCAGCCAGCAGCAGGCGATCCGGGCGGCCAAGGTGGCGCTGGGGCTGGTTCTGATCGGGGCCGCGGTCTTCGGGCAGGTGGCCGGCGCCGATCGCATCGGCCGCGCCCTGGTTGGGCTACCTTGATCGGTGCCCGCACAGCCAGTGGCGCGCTTCGACTGTGGTGGCCCGATCTGGTGCTGATTGTTGGCGTGGCGGCCATGTCATTCCACGTCGTGGCGGCTAATTACTGATCAATCTCAAGGGGTTAAACATGAAGAGCATCGCAGCAATCGCGGCGGTGACGCTGGGCCTGCATGCCTGCGCCACGCCTTTCGCACATGCGGACGAGAAAGTTAAGGTGGGGGCAGCCAGCGCGCACCAGGGTGTTTATGTTGGCGCCACGGGCGGCTATGCGACGGCTGCGTTGTCGTCTGCCGATACCGACTTGGCGGCCGAGGGGCTGTTCGGCGGCATCGTCATCGGTGGCGGCGTCATCACGCCTAGCGGAATGTATTTGGGCCTCGAGGCCGATGGCGTGCTGCGCAACATCCGCGGCTCCACGGACGAGCAGGGCGTGCAGATCAAGGCCACTAACGACTGGCTCGTCTCGGTGCGCGGCCGCGTCGGTGTAACGGCAGGGCCTGCACTGCTCTACGCTACGGCTGGGCCGGCTATTACGCAGAGCAAACTAGCAACCGAGGGCCTGGGCTCCGATAGCGAGTATTTGTTGGGTCTTGCTGGCGGCGCTGGTGCTGAGCTGTACGTCGCGCCGAACGTCGCGCTGGGTGTGGAAGTTATCCACTATCGGTTTGAGCCTGAAATTCTCAGCGTCGGCGGCATTCCGGCTGAGGTGGACCAGTCCGAGACGGTTGGCCGCGCACGGCTCACGTTCAAGCTCAACTGATCGCAACCTGTGCCGTCCACCTCCTCGACGGGCCTCCCTGCATGCGCGGGCGGCACAGTAGGGGAGCCGGTGCCCCCCAGACACTTCGCACCGGCTCCCCGCCTATCCCAGCAGCAGCACAGGCAGATGGCCAAGCGGGCACGGCGCGTGACGACAGCCACGACAACAGGTCGCCGCATCAGGGGCCGGCCGATCGAGCAGCTGCCACGCGAGGTCCTGATACGCGAGCTGGCAAAGGCATTGGCCAGTGTCGACAACCTTACAGACACCGTGCGGCTTCATGGAGAGCGCTGGAGCCAGCACCTGCGAGACCGTGATGAGCATCAATAGATCGTGGCTGTTGCCGGCGGCGCTGGCCGCGCTCGGGGGGATGATCGGCGCCTACAGGGCAGCCCAAATCATCTGGGCGCCTGAGCCGGCGCCGCCGCACTACGACGTCATAACCTACAGCTTCATCCGCTGTCAGCTTGAGGGCAGCGTCAGCTATTTTAGCGAGCACGGCGAGTTCGTCGCGTGTAGGCCGCGCGCAGGGATCGCAAACGCCAGTCTGCGGGGGCTACAGCCATGATTGCACAACAAGTCATCAGCTGCGGGGGGGGGCTGGATCACATCGCCCTCGCCTACATCGCCGGCGCCTACTGGCTGACAAAGTGAGGCGCAGGGCAGCAAGCGCGATGCAAAGTGCGATCCTGATTGCCGCCGTGTTCTTCCTGGCTATGTTGGCTGCCGGGTGGGCCTACTCGCTGGTGGTGACGTGACCGATTACCCGCAGGACATTATCGATGCGGCAGCCCTGGACGGCATTGTCTTTGCCCTTGATCACGATGGGCGCCTGTTGATCGCGGGCTCAGATAAGGCCAAGCGGGCGTGGCTGCCCGTGGTGCAAGTGATTGCTGACGACATCGCTGAATACATTGGCGGTGCCATGGAACCCGTCACGCTGGAGCGGTGCCGCCAAGCACTTGCCGACGAGGTCGAGAAGATGAGGCAGGCCAAGCTGCCGTTTGCTGGCGATGCTGCGGAGGTCTGGCTGGAGTGTTCGCCGAGGACGGACCTGCTGCGGTATTGGTACAACAGCCGACAGTGGCGCCGGGAAGCGTAAGGCTATGAAAAACGGCGAAAGAGCAGGCGGGGAAGGACGTGGTGGAGGGCACGCTATGACGCCGGCCGCCATTATCGCCGGTGCGCGTGCCGACGGCATCTTACTGGCTGTGACGCCAGACGGCGGATTGACATTCAAGGGACCGAGGGCGGCTACCGATAAGTGGGTGCCGATCCTGAAGGGGGCCAAGCCAGCCATTGTGGCTCACTTGAGCCGCGCCCAGATCAAGGCGCTGGCTCCTCCGGGATACGAGGCTTGGCTTAAGTGCTCGCCAGGGACCGACTTGCTGAGGCGCTGGTACAAGCGCAGGCAGCAAAAGCGCGAAGTGTGAGGTCATGAAGAACGACGAGAGAGCAGGCGGGGAAGGCAGGCCTATGGGCCGCCCGACGCGATACCGCCCAGAGTATTGCGAGACGGTGATCGAACTTGGCAGGCAGGGCTACAGCCGCGCCCGCATGGCCGCGCATATCGGCGTCAGCAAGCAGTCGCTCAAAGATTGGGAAGGGAATTACCCAGAGTTTTCAGACGCTCTTTCACGGGCCACAACGCTAAGCCAGGCCTGGCACGAGGAATTGGCAGCCGAGAGCTACAAGACGCGCGATTTCAACACGCCGCTGTGGTCGCAGATGGTCAAGTCTATGTTCCGCGATGATCACGGCGACAGGATTGCCCAGGAGCAGAGTGGCCCGGATGGCGGCCCGATCAGGCAAGAGCAGCGCATCGAGTGGGTGATCGTGCGGCCCAAAGGGACCGACGATTGACACCTATGCAGGTCGCCGTCCCCGAGAAGCTGGCCCCGCTGCTGCAGCCGGCTCGCTACAAGGGTGCGCACGGCGGCCGCGGCTCCGGCAAGAGCCACTTTTTTGCGCAGATGGCAGTGCTCACGAACTACTCCCGCCCGACGCGTGGCGTGGCCATTCGTGAGGTGCAGAACAGCATCAAGGACTCGGTCAAGCAGCTGATCGAGGACAAGATCCAAGCATTGGGCCTGGGCGACTTTTTTGACGTGCTTCGCGATGAGATCAGGGGCCGCAACGGCAGCCACATGATCTTCAGGGGCATGCAGAGCTACAACGCCGAGAACATCAAGTCGCTCGAGGACTTCGATTGGGCCTGGGTCGAGGAGGCGCAGTCACTGAGCGCTGTCTCGCTGCGGCTGCTGCGGCCGACGATCCGCAAAGACAATAGCGAATTGTGGTTTGCTTGGAACCCGCGGCACGACAACGACGCGGTCGATGAGCTTCTACGTGGCCCCCACAAGCCGGCCAATGCCATCGTGGTGGAGTGCAATCACTCCGACAACCCTTGGTTCCCGGCAGTGCTGCGCGAGGAGATGCAGCGCGACTATGCGACTGATCCAGAGCTTGCCGAGCATGTCTGGGGCGGTGGCTACGAGATCATCAGTGAGGGGGCGTACTATGCCCGCCTTCTGGCTCATGCAGAGCGCGAGGGCCGCATTGGCTTCTTCCCGCATGAGCCCAAGCGCAAGGTCAAAACGTCCTGGGACATCGGCGTGGACGACCACACGGCCGTCTGGTTCTGGCAGGACGATGGCCGCACCGCGACCGTGATCGATTACTACGAGGCGACAGGTGAGGGGGCCGAGGACGTGATGGCCACGGCACTGCCTGAGCTGTTTCGGCCACCCGAGCGCGAGGAGCGCTTTGCAGAGTGGACGCAGGTGCAGGCGCTGGCTGATCTGGGTCGGCTGACGCCCTACAACTATGATCGCCACTACCTGCCGCACGACGTCAAGTTGCGCGAGTGGGGCTCGGGCGCGCGCAGCAGGATCGAGACGCTGCAGCGGTTGGGCATGGTGGGCATCCACCGTGGTGCAGCCGCCAACCCGTCCGACCGCATCCAGGCCGTGCGCCAGCTGCTGCCGGTAACACGGTTCAACGACACGCCACGTGTGCAGATGGGCCTTAAGCGGCTCAAGCGCTACCGCCGCAAATGGAACGACGCATTGCAGAGCTACACCGTGCCGCTGCACGACGAGAACAGCCACGGCGCCGATGCCTTTGGTGAATTCGCAATCAACAGTGGCTTGTTTCCGCCGATCGAAAAGCCAGCACCAAAGCCGGTGGAGACGCGGATGCCTACGCTGGATGAACTGGTGGCCGAGCATGACAAGAGGCACGCACGTATGAGCCGAAGAGGGGTTGCGTGACGTGTCGTCTCTTGCGCAGGAGTTGATGGGGCCACGGCAACAGCAGCAAGCTGACATGGCGAGCGTGCTGCAGCAGCGGCCGCAGGAGGATTGGTACAATCGCAATATCGCGCCGTTTTTGCCACTCGATCCGCGTCCCCTTGCCGAGGGCTTCGCGTCGTCCATGCAGGGGCTGTATGGCGGCGTGAAGGACATCCTTTATGGGGGCGGCTACCAGCCCGGACAGCAAGGCCTGCGCGAGGCTGAGAACGTCGGCAAGATCGCTATGGGGCTTTTAGACTTGGGTGGCGCAACCTATGCCGTCGGCGCGCGCGGTGTGATGGCCAAGGGCCTGCCCAAGGACACGCTCTTTGCCGGCGGATCGCGTCATCCCGCAACCCTGGACATGAGTCAGGAGGCCAGAATGGCTCGGGCGCGGGAGATGGGGTTTGATACCGACACGGTTTGGTATCACGTGACTGATTCCGATTTCGACGCTTTCGATAACGCATATTTGGGTCGCAACACGCACGGCAACGCGAGCAGCGACGCAGCAGCGGAAACAGCCAATCTTGGCCATTGGTTCACGTCGGAGCCGGAGGCAGTGGCACGCATGGCCGGTATGGATGGCACTGGCGGGCGGACTATTCCAGTATATGTGCGGGGCGGCCTTTATGATGAGCTTGAAAGCGGAGAGCCAATAAGCCTTGATTATGTGATGAATGTTCTCGACAGAAGGTTAGATAAGAATGGCGAGGGGGCGGCTGATCGCTGGAAAAGGAGCCTAAGGAAACGTGGTTACCATGGCATAAGTCTAGATGACACAGAGTTTGGTGGTAGAAGCGCCGTAGTATTCGATCCAAGCGATATTAGGTCGGTGAGTGCCGCCTTCGACCCCGCCAAGCGCAACAGCTCGAACCTGCTCGCCGCAAACCGCGGCCAGATTCCTTTTGTGCCGCAGGCGCAGGGCGATGATGGCCGGCAGGAATAAGCACATATGAGCGAGGCAGCCACCGACCAGGAAACACGCGCACAGGCCGACGAAAAGCCGCTCGAGGCCAAGTTCTGGCTCGGCGAGCTGACGGCGGCTGCCAAGCGTGACGAGGCCTGGCACACAGCGGCCGATAAGGTGCTGTCGCGCTACAAGGACGAGCGTGGCCTTGATAGCGTCGCCACGCAGCGCGTCAACATCTTGTGGAGCAACACGGAGCTGCTGAAGGCGGCGCTGTTCCAGGGCATCGGCAAGCCGGACGTGCGCCGCCGCTTTGCCAACCGCGGCCAGGAGGACAAGGCAGCGCGCACCACCGCGATGCTGCTCGAGCGGGCGCTGAGCTACTGCAACGACAGCTACGACGCCGATCTGGCTGTCGAGGCTGCGATCGAGGACGAGCTGCTGCCGGGGCGGGGCGTGTGTTGGACGGTCTATGAGGCCGATGTCGAGGATGACCAGCCCTCGCCCGAGGACGAGCCCACCGCCGTCATGGGCGAGACGATCACGGACCAGCGGGTGCGCTGGGACTACGTGTTCTTCAAGGACTTCCGCTGCAGCTATGGCCGTGTGTGGGCTGACGTTTGGTGGGTCGCGCGGCGGCACCACTACACGCGCGACGACCTCAAGCGCTACTTCCCGCAGCATGCTGACAATGTGCCGTTGAACGCCCGCATCGAGGGCGCACCCGACACGGACAAGGATGCTGACGACGACACATTCAAGCGGGCCTGTGTGTGGGAGGTCTGGGACAAAACCAAGCGCCAGCGCTGCTATGTGGCCGAGGGCTACCAGTACCTGCTGCAGCCGCCCGATGACGATCCTTACAAGCTCGAGCGGTTCTTTCCGTGCCCGGAGCCGCTTTATGCCATCAAGACCACGAGCAGCCTGACGCCCAGTCCGGAGTTCTTGCAGTACAAGGATCAGGCTAACGAGCTGGATGAGATCGCCAGCCGCCTCTACAACTTGGTCGAGGCCTGCAAGCGGCGCGGCGTCTATGCGGCTGATATCGACGGGCAGGACAGCCAGCTGCAGAACTTGATGCTGGCCGGTGATAACGAGTTCATCCCCGTCAGGAACTTCGCAGCGCTGATGGACAAGGGCGGCCTGTCCGCTGTTTTCCAGACCGAGGATTTGCAGCCGATCGTGGCGGCCATCAACGTCTTGTATGAAAAGGCCGCGGTCACGATCCAGCGCATCTACGAGGTGACGGGCATCTCGGACGTGATCCGGGGCGCCACCAATCCCAATGAGACAGCCACGGCGCAGCGCATCAAGGGCCAATTTGGTTCCATGCGGCTGAGCAAGCGCCAGGATCGCGTGCAGCGGTTTCTGCGTGACGGCTACCGCATCAAGGCCGAGCTGATTGCCGAGCACTTCACGCGCGAGAAGCTGGCGGCCATGACCGGCATGCAGCTGCCGACGATGGCCGAGATCGAGCAGGCCAAGCAGCAGCTGCAGATGCTCACGCAGCCGCCGCAGATGGGCCACAACGGCGGCCCGCCGATGACAGGGGGCATGCAGGCCGGGCCGGGGATGCAGCCGCAGCAGCCCACGCCGCAGAAGCCGCCGGATATCGAGCAGATCAAGGCGCTGAAGGCCATCGCGTCGTCGGCCCCATGGGAAGAGATCAAGGCCATCCTGCGCTCTGACCAGCGCCGCGGCTATGTGATCGACGTGGAGACGGATGTCACGGCCGAGGTCGATGCTGCTGAGGAGCGCAAGCAGCGCATTGAGTTCGTACAGGCCATCATGCAGATGATGGAAGTAGCCATGCCGGCCGCCCTGCAGCAGCCCAAGCTGGTGCCGTTCTCGCGCGAATTGACCGCGTTCGCCATGCGCGCCTTCAAGGTTGGCCGCAGCCTCGAGGAGACGCTTGAGGACGTGTTCGACCAGATGGAGGAGGCGGCCATGGCTGCCGCCGCGCAGGGGCCACAGCAGCAGACGGACCCGGAGGCCGAGGCCAAGGCGGAAAAGATCAAGGCCGAGACCGAGGCCATCAAGGCCAAGGCCCAGGCAGCGATGCAGGGTGCGCAGGCCAACACGCAGGCCAAAGTCATCGACATGGGTCTGAAACAGCGCGACGCCCAGGCCAAGCAGCAGCTGCACGAGCTGGATGCGGCAGGCAAGGTAGCTCAGATGCAGCGTGACCAGCAGGCCGATGAGGTGGATCTGCAGCTGAGGCTGGCCGAGGCCTTCCGGCCGGAGCCGCCACAGGGAGGCAGCCGTGCCTGACCAACCCTCGCTCGCGCAGGTGCTCAAGTCTGGCGGGAGCGTGAAGCCAATCCTGTCCCAGCGTGAGGCAGCGCAGCGCATGCGCAGCATGCTGCCAAGCGATGACGAAAAGGTGCGGAACCGCCAAACACTCGGGCAGGTGCTGCTCGAGATGACAGGCGTGCCGAGTGTGCAGCGGTTCCTGCAGAGCGGCTATGTGCCTGGCAGGCAGTCGGCAAGTGACGCGGCGGCCATTGAGGAGGCGTTTAATGCGGCCGGCGCCGCTACTGTTGGCGGTCTTGCGGCGCCCAAGCCGCGGGGCAGCATCGGCGCAAGCGGGGGTAGGCGAGCGCTCGACATGAGCCCAAAAGCAAGAATGGAGCGAGCGGATCAATTGATGAGGCCGGAAACCGTTTTTCACGGCACTCATTCGCCAGAAGATTTTATGGCTTTCGAACTACAATATGGGGGCAGTCGGTCGGGTTCTCGGGCTGGAGCTCAAGGAGTTTCTGTTGCGGTCGATCCCGCAGTAGCCGACGAGTTTGCTCGCGACGCTCAAGGGGCGACATTGGAGCATTCCAGAGTTCTTCCACTTCGCTATCGCTCAGACAAGCAAGCTCGGCTGACGTTAGACGGGACAGAGCGGAATAACGAGATTGCTGCGACATTGGCTCATGCCTGGGATATGGGTTATGACAGTGTGCGGCTTATGAATTACACAACACCCGGCGGCTCTGGTGGCCATCAGGTGATTATCGTCCGCAACCCAAATCAGCTGCGGTCAACCTCGGCAGCGTTTGATCCGGCCGAGGTTGATAGCGCGAATCTTCTAGCAGCAAACAGGGTGCCGGTTGTGTTGCCAAGGGATGACGAGTGATTGCCCATCGGGGCCGCCCACGTTTGCTGGCGGCCCCGATGGTGCCAGCCTTAATCGGCCGCGTACTCCCGGCTGAGAACCCAGCCGTGCCATGTCATAGTGACGAGGAACCCGCGCTTAACGTGCGTCTCGTCCAGCGACCGAACCTCAGCAACGTGCTCGCGCAGCGTCACTGTGGATTCGGGGAGCAGCGCTCCGATCGCCTCCATGGCCTCAAACTGCTCGTCGGAGCAGGTCGCGGCATCATTTGAAGAAAATTCAACATACTGTTCGTCGAAGTTGGAGGCCTTCATCCGCTCATACCGCACCAAGTGGTCGAGCGGGGCGAACACATGATCGCGGACAAGTCTGAGGATCTCATCGTCCGTCATGAGGTTCGCAGCACGCCGCTTCTGCTGGGTTGGCGTGCCATGGTCTGCGAGGAAAGTCGAAAGAGCCAAGTGCTTAGCTTTTTCAGCTTTTGCCTTAGCAGAAGCCTCGATTTGCTTTCTGGCTTTGTGGGCATCGTTCAAGCGTGTGGCCTCGGCGTTGGCCTCAGAGACGGCGACGTCGAACGCCTCTCGCAGGGACGGATCGAGCACGGTCTCGATTTGCGGTGCCCTGCTCTCGTAGACATTCGGCCGGCGGCCGCTCCATACGACTCGATCCTTCAGGGGGGTCTTTACAAAGGCAACAGCCGACGCCGTGGCCTTCTCCCGCAACTTTACCTCGTAAGCCGCTTGCGCGGCCGCCAAGGCGGCCCCGGCATCAAGACGACGTGCGCGATGTTGATCGAGCGCCGTCTGGATGGCTTCGACGGTCGGGTCCACGATTGGCGTCGTGTAGCCTACGTAGTGCGAGTTGATCTTGGGCCCGTCGCCTAGGTAGTCATACAAAGCTTTCTCATTTCCAGCGGCGCTCTTGAGGCGAATTGCGTCCCCGATGAAGCGGCTGAGGTAAGCGAGTTCATCGCGCTGGTCTGCGGTAAGCAGGCCCGTGTCGATCTCGACAGTGGTCAAGCCGTACTTGCTCTTGCCAGCAAGAATGGCTGAGGCGCGGTCGATTTCGATCTCAACGGTAACGGTCTTCATGTGTGCTCTCCATGAGAGTGCCCCGGTCCAAGATCGAGGCGGCTGCTGACGACTATATATATACGCACCAACGCGCACCTTGTCAAGGTGAAATAGAAACTGAATAGCTGATCTTTTGCTTGACAAGCTACGCGCCCAAGCGTATATTGATGTCATCAGCAAGGGAGCACGCGAATGACAGCAATTCTTGAAACTCCGACGTCGTTTGGCGTCCTAAAGTGGGCTATCGAGGCGGGTGGGTTTGTGCCGTTTGATGCAGAAGAAGATCGCGATCGCGGCGTGGACGCTATCCGTGACTATCTGCTTGGCATGAGCGAGGCGGAGGTGGCGGCCAACCATCACATTGCGTGGGATTGGGTGGCGAACGAATGCTCTGACGATCAGCCGAAATTCTTGAGCACCCTAGAGAGCATAGGGCACGCAGCGGCGACTGAAGGCTGGCACAGGCCAGAAGCGGCTTATTTTAGCGTTTCGGCGGTGCTCTGACGTGGACGCATTGGCAAACGATCTGAAAGCATGGCGCCGCCGCTTGAAAATAACCCAGGCGGCGGCCGCACGACTGCTTGATGTGCCGCTCAGAACATATCAAGGCTGGGAGATCGGCAGAGCCGTAGATCGACCGCATGTGCTGCGGCTGGCAATGGCGGCGTTGGAGGCAGGCGAGGAACAGCAATGACCACAATCGACCTCGAGCTGCGCAAGGCCAGCGACACGCCCAAGTGCAAGAATTGCCAGCATTGGTTTTGCCCGCCTGTGGGCCTGCAGAACCTGGGCCGGTGCCAAACGGCTGGCAACGATGCCGTGGTCATGACGCAGGATCTGTCCGTATGCTCGGCATGGGAGCAGGCCGTAGACCCGGTGCTGCAGGTCAAGACAGGGGCACAGTCGGGATGACCATCACAGAGGTGCAACAGGCGCTCGAGATCAGGCTGGCCAAGGCAGGCTTTGCCCCGGCTGGCATTGTCGATGATCCGACCATGGACGCAATTGGGTTCCGGTTTCGACCGGCTCAGGCTGATGCGCTGACCATGCGCCTGCCGCCGCTGACGATCATGGTATCGGGCATCGAGGCTGTGACGGGCGAGCTGTTTGCGCATGACGTCGAGGCCAAGGTGGTTGAGGCCCTGGAGAACTACTACTCGTGAGCAACCATTCCCGCATGCAGGCTGCCGTGCGTGCCCTGACCAGCACGGAGCTGACATGGGAGGGCGATTGGCATGCGCTGTTCGATGACCAGGGCATCGACGCCGGCCCGTTCAATGGCCGCATGCTGGACTTTATCAACCAGGTGATGAGCGCCAGCTACACCAGCCTGCCCGAAGCACAGCAGGCCTATGCCGAGGCACTCGGCTACAACAACTGGTCAGCATTGGATACGGTGGATCTGACGCCATGAAACGCACATATCGTCTGGACCCGACCACTCGCAAGCTGGTCGAGGTCACAAGAGACAGGCCCGCACAATCTGGCGGGCCTTTTTTTATGCCAGACCTCGATAGCTTCTACGGCGGCGGTTTCACCAGCCCGATCGATGGCGAGCACATCACCAGCCGCAGCCAGCTTCGCGCGCATGAGCGCAAGCACGGCGTACGGCAGGCCGGCGACTTCAAGCGGGGCGAATTGATCGCCCAGGAGAAGGCGCGAACGGCACCCAGCAGGGAGCCACAACCCGGAGTCACATTCAAATGGATCTGAAGACTGACGGCGACAGCGGTCCCATTGTGGACAATGCGGCCAAGTCCGAAGACGAGTCGCTCGATTCTGCCATTGCCAAGGCGCTGCAGGCTGGCGGGACCGACGATACGGCAACATCTGACAGCAGCGCAGACACCAAGCCCGAGACGGACACAGAGGAACAAGCCGACATTGCGACTGACGGCGATGACGACGCACCAGAAGCCACGGCATCCGATGCTGACGACAAACCCAGCGACGGACAAGCCGAGGACGAGGCGCCGAAGCATTGGCCCGAGGAGCACAGAAAGGCATTCCAGAAGCTGCCGGAGGAAGGGCGCGGCATCGTCCGCAAACTCGCGAAGGATCTGCAGGGCGGATACACCAGGAAGATGCAGGAGGTCGGCGGCTACGTGAACTTCGCGGAGTCGGTGATTGACCTGTTTGATGACGATCTGCGGTCGCAAATTCAGCGCGCGGGCACGAACGAGGTTGGCTTCATTAACCATCTCGTGACGCTGCACCGCGCGGCAGAGCGCGACCCCAAGGCGTTTGTTGACTGGTTTGTGTCCCAGAACCCGGCAGTCTTTGCACAGCAGCAGCCGACAGCCGGCGAGACGCAGCAGAGGGGGCCAAACGATGATTTGGCTGATCTGCTCGTGGACCCGGAGGTCAAGCAACTGCGGCAACAAGTTGGCGAGCTATCTGCTTGGCGTGACCAGCAACTGCGGGAACGTCAGCAGTGGGCGCAGAACCAACATCACCAGCACATCACGTCGATCCATCAGGCTATCGACCAATTCCGCGGCGCACAGACGGATGATGGGACGCTCATGTTCCCACACTTCGAGCAGGTGCAGCGGGCCATGGGCGCCCTGATGGAGACGCACCCACGCTTGGCCGGGCTGCCGGACAGCTTCCAGAAGATGCAGGCGGCCTATGAAATGGCTGTCCGTGCCGACCCGGAGCTGTCGCGGCCGCTGATCGATTCGGAAGTCACGCGACGGATGGACGAGCAGCGGCGCAAGGACGAGGCGGCCAAGGCGAGGCGGGCATCGGGACCGCGGCCATCGAATGGCGCTGTCTCTGCTCGGCCGGCAGTGGGTGGGCTGGATGATGCTATCTCGCTCGCAATGCGCCAGCATGGAGCCGCCTAGTCCAGCAAGGGCAAGGTAAATGGCTATTCCCAACACTTCCTACACGGAGATCATCTCCACCACCCTCGATAACTACCGCTCCAAGCTGTCCGACAACGTGCTGAACCACAACGCGTTGTTGGCCAAGCTGAAGGCGAACGGCAACACCGACACGGCTGGCGGCGGCGCCAAGCTGCTCGAAAACTTGATGTACGACGAGAACGGCACGTTTAAGTGGTACTCGGGCTACGAGACGCTGGATGTCTCCGGCAGCGACGTGATGACGTCTGCTTCGTTCGACTGGAAGCAGGCCAACTGCAACGTCACCATGTCGGGCCTCGAGGATCTGCAGAACGACGGCAGCCAGGCGGTGCACAACCTGGTCAAGGCGCGCATCACCGTTGCCGAAAAGACCATGCAGAACCAGATCGGCGCCTCGCTGTTCTATGCGAACACGGAGCACAGCGGGAAGGCTATCGGCGGCCTGCAGCACCTCGTGGCGGACCTCCCGACGAGTGGCACTGTCGGCGGCATCGATCGGTCGACGAACGCTTGGTATCGCAACCAGTTCTA